TAAATCTAGAATCAGTTGGTATCATATGATCTGAACCATCTTTATTCTTACCAACTGCTACTTTTCTTGGATGAAGAATGTGCTGCATCTGATAATGAAAACGATGCTTTACACCATTACCATCTTGAATTGTTGTGTGTCCGTAATGTGCTTTGTCTGGTGTAGTTGAATTGCCTTTGCCATCATAATGACCTTCATCTGGCATTGACTTTTCTTTATCGTCCCATTTATGTTCTGGAACTCCAGCACCCCAATACTTAATAGACTTTGCACTCTTCTGATATTCTTTATCAGTAGGACTACCACGCTTTGCACTAATAACCATATAAGAATTTTTTGGTGGTGTTTTATTACCTTGTACGTTTGTATAATCTTTTCCTGATCTAGTTGTAGCAGTTTCAGTTTCACCTTTACGCATTGCATCTCTTTTGATGTTTTCTGAAATTTCAGAATGTTGATTTGAACCTAGCTTCTTTTTAACTAAAGGTCCAGTATTTGAGAATGTAATATGAGTATCATTTTCTGGATCATGAAGTTCATTTGTTTTGCCATAACTATTAGCAATAATAGATGGCTTACCTTCTAACTTTCTTTGTCTATTAAGATGACGTAGAACAGCGGCAGAAGAACCACGATCCATTTCATTCAATACATTTGGTCTGAAAAGTGCTCTTTTATTTTTCTTATCAGCATCTGATCCAAGTTTTCTCAATGACCCAGCGTGAGCTTTAATCCAATCTGATGACATTCTTGGATCAAGCATAGCTTGTGTCTGGCAATGTCTACGAATTGCAGCACCTGCATATTGAATTTCTGCTTTTGGTGCGAAACACGTACCTTTAGAAGTATCTGCAATTCCCTTAGCATCTACACCACCGCCGCAGCCTTTTGTCTGACCAGCACAGGTATTGACTACGTGATGCTTCTGATCTGCACCAGAACTAGATGTGTAAAAAGTATGACCAGCAATACCTTTAGATGATTTTGCAATAAAATTTCTTCCTGCTTCATCTGTCTCATGATGTACAGTATCAGTTTTTTCACCTTCATCTAACGTATCAGCAGTTTTCCCTAAATGACCAGCCTTTCTTAGTCTTTCAGTGGCTTCTTTTTCTGCTCTTAATTGTTCATCTTTTGGTTTTGAAAAGTGATCTGCTAGAACTTCTTCATGATGATTTACCATTTTACCGAGAGACAATGGAGTTGTATGCTCATTGCCATAAACTGCTGCTCTCTTTTTATTAATTTCATCCATACCTTCCATTCTGCCGCCACCTTTGGCCTTAGCACCCTCTAGAATGTGCTTAGGAACAACTAGACCAGCAGGACCAGTTTTACCATCATTGTTAATAATTGTACGTTTATCGTTTGTTGGATGAGAAGAAACACCTTCTGTTAGTCTATTATTTTCAAATGGAAGATAATCATTCTCACCAAAATGAAAAGCCTGAGTCAATTCTTCCTGAGTTGGATCATTTGGATCATGCTTATCTGGATCAAAATGAAAGGAATATTCTGGATTTAAAAACTTTTTATACTTTAGCATGAAGGAAGACTCCTATTGGTTTATTTTTTATATATTTATACAATTAGCTCTTTCAATTTTCTCTTACGCATCTTTCGTACTTCATCTTCTTCACCAAAACCAGAATTATCAAATACAGGAATATCTTGATTTAAATCTTGTGCCGATTGTTCTACGTCATACAGACGCATTTTTGCACGATCAATGCCTACCACAAATCTTTTGTGCAGCGTTGGATCGTTATATCTGTTCTTCAATTGCTTAACCATAATCTGACCAAGCTCTTCCATCTCTTCTGTAGAGATCAAAGCAAACATCAAATCAGCAGTCGCTGGAAGACCAAATGATTCTGATGTGTCTGTCAATTCAACATCAGAATTTCCATAACCACTGCGAGTAGTTTGTGTAGCAGATACGATAGGAACTCCATACTCTACAGCCAAACCACGAAGTTCTTCTGCAATAGCTTTAATATAAGTATAAGAGTTTACATTGCTGCCAGCACGAATTCTACTAGAAGCACAGATATTAAGATAATCGATGTAGATAACATCAGGAGTGAAATTGCGTTTAATTCGTAATTCATTGATCAGATGCCTGAAGTGAGATGAACCAACAGATGCAGTTGGATATTCTTTAATGATCAACTTGCCAGTTGTCTTGTTGTTTATTCTCTGAATTTTCTTATCATATACATCTTTAGGGAGCATTGATAATTCGTCTGTTGTGACGTTTAAAAGATTTGCATCAATACGTTCAGCAATCTTTTCTTCTGACATTTCTAATGTGATATAAAGAACATTCAGTCCTCTTGTAAGATTTGCTGCTGCACAGTGGCACATGAATAGTGACTTGCCAACACCAGTATTATGTGATGAAACGCCTGCTGTATAGTATCGATGATTTTCATGATTTACATTTATATCAACAATGGGAACTTTTTCGTAAGTTCTAGTAACAACACCAGTTCTAAACCCATCTTTAGTTAGAAAGTTTATCTCACCTTTACCACAGAGTTCAATAGCAGACATCCATCCAATAGATGTTTCAAACAGATGATTTTCATTACAACTAATCGCATCTAAACCATTAATATTTAGAACATACTCTTCCCATATACCTTTGTTGATAAAATAATTGACACCAACCCAGCCATCAGGAGAATCGACTTCAACTTCATAACCATTCTCAAGCAAAGTTTCGATTTCTGCTATAGGTACGTCTTTTTCAATCCAATTTGTCATCAACAACTCCAAAGTTTTATAAATAAAAGTGTCCGTCACGGTACTCGCAATACCCACGGACTCTAATACTGTATAGGAGTATCAGCATGGGTATTTATTCTAGAATATATTATAGTCTATGTCATAGTAGAAGTCAACTTGTAGAGAACTGGAAATCAGGTTCAAACATACATAGACACCACATCGTTCCTAGACATTCTGGTGGAACAGATGATTCATCAAACTTCACCTATCTCACAATCAGAGAACATATTATAGCACATTTTCTTCTATGGAAGATTCATAAGAATCCTAATGATCTTCGTTCTATGAAGTTGTTAGGCGCTAATCTAACTTCCGAACAAAGAAAAATAGTAGGAATTTGGTGCAGAGATAATAAGATAGGCATACACGGTTATAGTAAAGAACAACGTTTAGAGTGGCAAAGAAAAGGTATAGAATCACAAAAAATCAAACAAGATAAAAACTCTTTTTGGTGGTGGTCTACAGAAGAAGGCAGAAAACAAAGAGCATCAATAGGTGGTAAAATAGGTGGTAAAAAGCAAGCGGACCTGAAGTTAGGATTTCATCAACCGCATATTCAACGTAAAGCAGCTAGTCTTGGTGGTCAATCTCATAAGGGGAAAAAATGTATGTATAAACCAGGGGATGTAACATTCAAAAGAGTGAAGCCCGAAGATATACAAACATATCTAAATGAAGGATATATCTTCGGGTCTCCAATATCTTCTAAGAATCAATACTCTTCCTAAATCTGATTCTAACATTTGTTGAAGGATGAACACAACCAGCAAGAGCAATGTTCAATGATTTTTTGACAAGACCACCTTTAGTAATCTTGTTGAAGTATTCAAGATCAAATTCAATCTTTTCTTCTTTCTTGTGATAAAATTCATACCTCTCATCTGAATTGAGTATATAATCATGACCAATTGATACATCGAATGAAACACCGAGAGCATTAGATAAAAGTTCTGGTATAGAACCTTTTGCTAGATTGCCAGTCTTATCGTCCATAATCTTGATTGAATCCATAATAGCATTATAGATTGCTTTATCCTGACAGAACTTTTCTGTGTTATCTACTAGCCATTGCAAATCAGTCATGTCTTGTGACAGATTATCAATAGTTTCTTTTGACTCTTTGAATATATTTTCAGATATGGAATCTTTCTGATCCAATTCAATAACAAGTGCCTCTTTGGAAGGCACATTGTTATATTTTGCAATATATTCGTCTATGAGTTTGAATACAGTTTTATCAGATAAGTTATGAAAGTATTCTTCTTTTAAAAATGGAATTACCTTTCTCGCATATTCATCATTATATACTAAGTGTGATAAAACTGTTTTCTCAATCGTCATTAGACACCATAGAGTTTGTTGTTAGAGAATAACGCCGTTTAATATAAGTTGGAAAGTCTGTATTTTCAAAAAGGCCTAACCAGATATCTTTATTGTCTTCGATATCTTTCATACGCATTTTCGTTCCTACAAGTTCTCCTGTACTTCTATCTACTAGCTGATACCAACCATTAGATGGTTTAGCAATATAATTGCCTTCTAGTGCAACGTCAAGTAGACCTGACCACTTCTTGATGCCCCCCTCAAATGATACAGTAATTGGAATCTTACTCTTTTCTCTGACATAACGAGACTTATCAACATTGATAACGAAGTTATAGCCAGTAATCTCTGTGCCTTCTTTTTCTTGCTGTCTGCCAAGAATCCAAATGGTATCTGCAGAATAGTAAACACCAGTTCCACCACCAACAATATCTTTTGGATACAAACCAATCTCTTTGTACGTATGATTCACAACAACAAAAGGAATATCTTTTAGTGAAAGATGTGGTGTAACCATACGAAATAGAGACTTGAATGATTTTGCACGAGACATATCTGCAACAGACTTGCCATCCATCGCATCTTCTACTTCTTTCTTAGAAGCTAGATTACCCATTGAATCTAGAATAATAAAAACTTTATCATCACGCTTGATCTCATCAAGCTGCTTCATAATATCAAACTTCAATTCTTCAACATTAGTAATTGGAGTATGAATTACAGATTCGAATGGAATACCAAAAGTCTTGAAATATTCTTGTGGTGTACCAAACTCTGAATCATAGAAAAGAATTACACCATCTGGATTCTTTTTAATATAAGCAGCTGCCATAAGCAAAGAGAAAGCAGTCTTAAAATGCTTCGATGGTCCTGCTAATACAGTTAGTCCTGGAGTAACGCCACCATCTAGAGAACCCGATAAAGCAACGTTTACCATAGGTACACTAGTTGGTATCATATCCTTCTTACCGTAAATCTTACTATCTGAAAGTAAATCAGTAGACTCGATAGTACTATTTTTAATTAAACGATCTTTCAATGACATTATAAACTCCTCAGTCAATATGAACAACAGAATTAGGATCAATCTTTATATTATGATCGTCCTCAAACTTAGTCAAGTGTTTTTTGCGCAAGCCAACATTAGCTGCAATCAAAAGCAATCCAGTTTATCACTCACTAATAACTTTATCTAGTTTTTTAATAAATTCATCAATCTTACTGACACGATTGGGCCAATGGATATATGACTTATCTGGATTCTGCTTTAGGTTGTTTAGTAGTGGTAAAATCATTTTATATAATGTATACATCTTAACTTGTAGAGCTTCTACATTGCCAGATACTTCTCCAATAGCAGCTTCCTTTTCATTTTGAAGCTGTTGTACTAATTCAAGCTCATTTTCGTCAACTATAGAGAATCCAAAATCCCATTCATTATCATCTAACACTATTTTTGCCATTTTTTTCCTTACAATTATCGCCATGCCATCTGCCATAATTAGCTTTATTAAAAGATTTACCGCAGTATTCACACAAGACTTGTTCCATTCTAGCTGCAATCATCTTAGATAGATGTTTTGGAGCAATATGTTTATCCTTATTATCATGAAAAAAAGTCCTCTATGTTATTTACTTTTTCAACTTGCCAACCAATGGCATTCGTAATTGTTTTAATTGGATCAAGAAATGATTTCTCAAACTGAGTATCATAATCAATGTAAATATCTAAATCAAATTGCTTTGGTAAAACATTTGCAC